CTTCAGAATGATCTAAGCAATAAAGATAAAACCATTCTTGAAAATCTCCTATTAGTTCTTCATATACAAAGTTATCTTGAGCTAATTTATGAGCATGATCTTCGCATAATTCTTTTAGTTCCCAAGATAAATGAGCTTTATCCATTGCTTCCATAGTTTGTTCTGGTAATGGGTTATCAATCATTCTTCAACCTCCTCTATAAATTCAACTTCTTCTATTTGATGTGATCCATCAACATCTTCTGATTCTCCTATAGGAGGGTGATAAAATCCACCTTCTTTATTGAATTTCTCTTTAGCTTCTTCTACTGAATTAGCTTTAACAGAATAAACTCTCTTAATGATTGCTGATTCTGTAATGTAATACTCATTAATCATTTTTTTTAACCTCTTGAAGTACGTTCATTGAATTTTTAGAAGTCATTTATCCAACTCCACATAACCATCTTCTTCAATACTAAGGTAAATACCTTCATAGTATTGATTCCAATCTTTAAGAACTCCAACTGCTACGTTATATAAAAAATTAACGTAGTCACGTTTGAATTTTTTTGTATCAACTTCAAAGTTAATACATAATTTACCTGAGATTTTCATTTTCGTTACCGAATTTTCGTTTTTGGAAGTACTGGGCTTACATAAATAACTTAAGTTCAATTTAAAAAGCATATTCCTCTGGGGTCGCTTACCTTGAAAGTTTTACATTTAATGCCAGTTAATTATTGGATCTTATCCAAGAAATGAGTTAATAATACTTTCTCTGCTTTCTTTACTTCTTCTGGATCTTTATTATCTATATATACTCTCTTATTTCTTTGATATATAGCTTCTTTTAAATCTCTCCTATCATTAAATTTATCTTCGATTTCAATTTTATTATCCATTTCCCATTGCTTTATATCCTGATCTAATACAACTGAGTCATACCATCTATAAAAAGTATCAATATTCACGTTTTCAAATTCGTTTTTGCATACTTTTATAATTTCAGTTCTATCTTTACCTTTTCTAATTAATTCTTTCATGCGTTCTTTACATGAATCGTTATCTTCGTGAATATTTGCCATTAATAAGATTCCTCACCACTATGCTCTTCCCATTTAAGAGAAAATTCACTAAATACTTTTAATCTTTCAATAACTTCTTCCATTGAATAACCACGTTCAATAGTATTTTCGCCAAAAGCTAAATCACTTAACTCTTTAATAAACTGTTCTCGATCTTCTTCATTAAACCAAGAACTGTCTATAGGCATATCTTTGAATCTTTGTTTATATTTCATTTATTTAACCTCTTTAGTTTTTTTATTAAATAATCTGTCGTATTTTTTTGATAGCATTTCTTCATTACTATTTTTATGCATGATCTCAACAGATTTTTTAAAAGGATTTTTGTCTATTTGCTTTTGTAAATCTGCAACTTCAATACAATGTTTTAATTGTTCCTTTTTTATTAATTCAATCGATAATTCATGTTTACCCTCTTCATAGTCTTCTTCTTCAAGCGTGTTATATGTTATTTGATAAGAATATATTCTGTATAGTTTGGTATCTTGGTCTTCTTTTAATTTTCTAATTCTACTCATATTATCCCAATGGATTTGAACAGCTTTGTCATGCTCACATTTAATCCATTTTTGTTTTTTCGATTCATTCATGTTTTTTGTTTATGTAAGATTAATATATGTATGATATCATAATATTAGTTTATGTACATACATTCATGGCAAGGGTTAAGCACTTCATTCATGATCATTCAGAATTTTCTTTAAATGAGATTCAATCATTAATTCATTCAACTCATTCAACCAATAAAGTGAAAAAAACAAATTTTGATTTCTTATTTCAATTTTTGCTTTTTTACTTTTTAAAACTTAAATAATTATTTTTTTAAGTTTTTAAAATATCCTTTCTTTTGTGTTCCATGTATCAACAATGCAAAAGGATCACTTTTAAAGCAGTGTGAGTCGTCTTTATCGATTTCATAAGGTTTTCCAATATGTTCAATACCTTTTTTAATTGCTTCGTCTTCTGAATTAACAACGATTGCCCATCTTTTGAAATATCCCTTATGAATTAAAATATCCATCTTGCCAGACATTGAAGCAGTTAAGAAAAAATTATCAGGGATTGAGACATTACTACCAAATAAATGCAAGCTCTTTGAATAACAATAAAATTGCATTAATGGATTAAGTCTTGCAACTG